TGTAAACTCTTTGTGATATACGAGTGTGGAAATACCAGACTCTCTAACCGCTATCACATCATCCTTTGATGGGGATGATGGGCAATACAAGTCCAAACCATAACATGAGATCCCCCGAAGAGCTGCTTTGTAAATTAATGATTGAACAGAACTGATTGAGTACCATCCCTCATCTAAAGCAGAGGAAGCCATTAGTATCCCAGCGTCTCTACTTACAAGTATGGATGATACTTGAGTCTTGGACTCACAATGAGCCAATGCATGTGTGTATGCATGTTTAAAATATGCAGCATGAATTAAGTCTGTATTATGCTCCACTTACAAACTTTCTCCAGTCAATCGCACTTCGTATGTTCCATTGCCTGTTGTTTATAATTTTCACAACAGACTCCAAGTAACCTACCTTTTCTTTGGAGAAAGAAACTTTCATTCTAAGAATCGAAAGATCCGTATCTGCATCTAGGTACTTGTCTATATCTGCCTTCAGAATATTAAGTTGAAAAGGCTCCCAACCGTATTCATTCAGCGTCTCTTCATCTATTTTTCCAGTAAAATATTCCCACTTCACCTTGTATAGTTTCTTATACTCTTCTTCCATTTTCACAAGAATTAATTTCTCATCGTGGAAAAGATTAAGATACTTGTTGTGAAGTTGGGGTGTTCGTATAGACTCGATGTCCAGTTCGGTATCATCGATGACCATATCTTCCTCGACCATAGATTTAATTTCACTTAGATTCATAACAACAGTTTAACTCAAGAATGAGGCTGTGTCAAGTAATTCTTTCAACTGAATATGTGCTAAAGCCAAAAGTAGTGTTTGCTATAATCGGCTCTGGATCTGTTACTGCACTATTGAATTCTATGCCCGACAGTGATTTCGGAAAGCAGTCTCTGAAGTTTACTACCAACTTACCTCTCATGGCACTATTGGTGATAACTAGAGTAGCGTCGGATAGGTGCTGATCTTGCGTTTCAAAGTCTTGAAAGTCTTCGGCATTTGATGTGGATCTCATCCAATCGTATATTTCCAACCAGTTTTTCATGTCTTCATCAACTACGAATGATAAATTCAAATCATCGAACCTAAAAACGCCTGGATGGTTTATTGGAGAGAACAGAGTATTTTGCTCAATATTTCCCACAGAGACTGATGGTATGTTTGCTGACTGGCAAAAATACGTCACGGTGGGAATCCGTTGCATGGTAAATTTAAATTCAGTTACAAGTAGAGCGTTAGTGTTCGACGGCTGTCTATCGGTCTTTGAATCTTTTAACTGACTCAAACCACTTACTGATATTTCATTTCCCATGATAGTCCTCCATTAAGTATTTATAATAAAAAAGGGTGGGGTCAAAAGACCCCACCCAATTTCAACTAGGATTACTCAGTTCTATCAGGAGTTACCGTGAAGGTTATCAACACGGAAGATTCTGTAGTACTGGTTCTGTCTGAACGACGAGGAAGCAGTAGGATCAGAGTTCTTTCCTTCCAACTTCTGAGTTACGAATGGGTTGTTGACTAAGCCGTAGCGAGTCTTGAACCCGATCTTGGGCTGGAAGGTCTGCTCACCAACCGCACGAACCATCTGGAGTGGAACGTATGGGCAGTAGAAGATACCTGCGTCATAAGCACTGGTTCCCTTATACCCAACACACACGAAGTTTCTACCAGCATCGGTAGCAGAAGTGTGAGCGACACCAGGTCCGAAGTAAGGATCAATGTAAACCTTGATCTTACCATTGAGTGTACCAGCAAAGGTGTTACCAGTATCGTCAACGTTCAGGCTCTGGTTGAGAGCGGGCGAGATGTTAAGGAATCCACCCATTGCGAGAGCAGAAGCAACATCCGACGAGCAGATGATGAAGTTACCCTTACCGCGACGAGTGTCCTTAGCGATTGCGTTGGCTTCACGTTCGATCTGGAACATGAGTCCACGGAATCTTTCAGCACTCCAACGTCCATCAGAGTCAGTAGCGAGATCGTAAACACCACCAAGACCACGACCGAAGGTGTTAGTTGCACCAGTTCCGCTGTTTGCGATCGCATCAGCACCAGTACCACCAGTGACACCAACGATGCTGCTGTCGGTAGAAGTGGTTCCTGCTGCTCTTGCAGCGAGGTCAATCTGCTGGGCTCCGAGTTTAGCACCACGGTAGATAGTACGCATGACCTCGCGGTTAATCTCAGCAAGAATTTCACTTGAGAGAATATTAGCGAGTTCGCTCTCAGCGTCAAGTCCGTGAACGGCCTTGAGGTCCTGAGCGAGTTCAGTGGTGTACTCTGCCTTGAGGGCGCGAGTCTTTGCTTCAACAGCGGTACGCTCGATGGAGAATGCCATCTGTGGGAAGTTGTTATTAGTACCATCTCCTAAACCTTCAGCACCAGTACGGCTGAATGGGTTTAGTCCCTCGATGGGATCTACGGTGCTTCCTTCGGTGTTCGAAAGAAGTGGATCACCCAAGTTACTGAACGAAGGCGTTGACGCACCAGTTACACCAGAGCGGTTACGAGCCTCGTCGAAGAGGGCTTCGTCTCCAGTCTGTGAATCGAACCTTGAACGCATGGCAAAGATAAGTCCAGTAGGTCCAGTCATGGGCTGAACACCACAGACATCATAAGCCATCAGGTTGGGCATCGCACGACGAACGAGCGAGATGAGAATGGGATCATATCCCTGCATGCTTGCGTTGCCATTTGCAACAGCAAGTCCAAGTCCACCACCAACGGAGTTAGTGGGAGCGGTTTCATTAAGAGCATTTGCTTCACGAAGTGCCTGCTCTTGGTTTTCAAGAAGAACAGAGGTTACTGTTCTCTTGTATGGATCATCGATAGCGGGCATATCGGCGTGATTAATTACAGGTGCCCATTTCTCCTGTAACATTTCGGTTGAACCTAAGTTAGAGTCCATTTTTAAATCTCCTATTGAAATTAATTTCTTTGTTTATTTATGCCTTAGTTTATTTTCACTTGTACACAGAATTTAATGCACGGGTGTAACGTTCCATCAGCGGACTGATGTTAGAGGTATCTTGAACACTTGAATCTGGGGTTGTAGTGTCTTCCTCGTTAAGAGAAGGTGCAGTGTTCTCATTGTAGGATTCTTTGAGAATGTTTAATTTCTCTTTGAACTGGTCTACAGTTTCAAACTCAATACCTTCTGCTAGGTTACGAAGACGGTCGATTTCAGTTTCGAGCATACCCTCAGTTTCCTCCTCGAAAACTAAAGCACATTCTGCAATGATGTTGCTCTTCTGGAGATCGATGTTTTCATTAACGGTTTCGTCTAGTTTAGCACGAAGTTCTTCAACCTCAGTTGCTAAACCATCAACGATGTCATACTGTTCATCGGGAACATCAATGTATGATGCCTCAAACAGTTCTTTAAGACCATGAATGAAACTCTCAGCAACTTCCGTTCTGATACCAGACTCGACTGCTACTTCGTTATCATTCATCCACTCTTCAACAACATATCCGAGGTAGTCATCGAGTCTCTCAGTAATCTGCTTCTCTAATTCGGCAACAGATTCGGCTAAGGTACTTTCGTACTCCTCTTTTAACTGCTCTGCAACAGCATCAGCTCTCTCGTTGATGGCTGCTTCAAAGATGGTAGTGGCCTTGGATCTAAAATCTTCAGATAGTTCTTCTCCGTTAAAGAGAACGTCTAGATGCTCTTTGGTTGATACCATAGCGTCTACCTTGCCACTAGCCTTAGAGGGTTTCATCTTTGGTTCGGGCATCTTCTTAGTTCCCTTATCGGTATCGATTTTGGTTTTCTTACCTTCAGTATCTTGTTCGTCATCAACGTCAAGGATTGTTTCAGCCTCAACCATGACTTCATTTTCTTCAGCTAGAAGTTGTTTGGCTACTTCTATGGGATCTTTATAGTCCATCGTAGACTCCTTTTTTTTGCAAAGTTACAATTTATTTATAAATTACAGGTTTTTTACGAAGTCTATAAAGACCTCTAGTTTCTTTTCCTCTAACTCTCTAGTAGAGGCCTTTTCAATGGATTTTCTATAGTTTTCCATTTGTTGTTCTTTAAAAATTCCGTTCTCATACACCCAGGCTTTACCCTCCATGATACCATTTACAAAAGCGTCAGGAGCGGAAGGATCTGCAACGATGTCAACGGCTGAGAGCATGAAGTCTTTCTGTACTTCATTGATACCCTCCTTGTCTTGTTTGAGAGATCCCATACCTCTTGAGGATACTCCAAGTTTGGCACCACCATCGATTAGATTCTGGACAATTTTACCATACGGAGTTTCTAAGATCTTGGCTTTACCAGTTACGTTGTTACCCTCTATATTGAGTTCAGTTATCATATGAGAGGCTCTCTCTAAGTTAAGAGTAGGACCTTCAGGGTGTCCGAGTTCTCCAAGAGCCCTCTGTTTCTTGACATAGTTCTCATTGTAACGATTGGTTTCGTTCATGAGAGTTTCTCGGGGATATCTTCTACCATTCCGATTAGTCTTTTCGGCTTGCATAAAGATACCCTCTATGAAGTAATTCTTCGAACCAGTAGAGGAGTCTTCCTCACAAACTAGATTAATGTTTTCATTTACCTCTGTAATGAGTAACATCAATAACCTCCCCCACTTTTAGATTTCTTATGGATAGCTTCTTTCTTCATTGCCTTGCCAATTGCTTTTCTTCTCTTCATAAGGTACTTGTCTGAAGAGTCTTTATCACCGTCGTTGTCGATGTCTCCGTCTTCTTGTCCGACAGGATCCATCGCTTCCATCTTCTTCTTCTTTGAGTGATAGGCTTCTTTCTTGTATAAGGCCTTAGCAGATTTTCTTCCCATTCCCTTTGGTGCTAACATCATGTTTTCTTTCATGAGATCATCATGATTCTTCATGGCGTATGCGTCTGCTTCCTTCTTGTTGTCAAACTTTTCGACGGCTTTACCATTCTTGTGGTAAACGACAAACATGCCCTCTTTGTCTTTCTTGACATGAGACTTAGGATCCATAGTATGATCGTCCTTACCATACTGCTCCGCTTTCATCTTCTTGGAGTGCTTAGAGCCGTATAGCATTTCCTTCTTCATCTTCATACGGGATCCAATTCCCTTTGGTCGGAGAGGGCCATATGGGTTTCCTTGAATCCGATCAACAGGATTATCACTTTCCTTCTTCATCTTCTTAGGATTACCATAGTAACCCTCTTCTATTTCCTCTTCGTCGTATACATCATCTTCGTCTACGTCGAAGTATTCCTCTTCGTCTTCGTCCTCATCGGGGTCGCAACTCTCACAAACGTTGTGTGTTGCGTCAATGACAGACTGCTTTTTGGCTTCAATCGCTTCATGGAGACGACTGTTTAGTTCTTGTTTAAATAACTCAGCAAATTCTGAGTAGTTACCCTCGACGGCCTCTTCGACTAGTCTATCAATCATTTTCTTCCCCTTCGCTGTTTGGTTGATTTAGTAGAGAAGAAGAAACTGAAAATTCCTTATCTCTTAGACGTTCGGAAACCTTACCTGAAATCGCTCTCTGGAAAGCGTCTTCAAAGTCAACAACACTTGAATTTACCACTGCTTTGAACATATCGGAATAGTTTTCATTAGACATCAAAGTCTCCTTCTTCTTCAGGTGGCTGTTCTTCTCTCTCTGTATCTATCTGTTTCTTCATTTCGTCGATCTCTTCGTCCGTCATATGAAGAACCTTCTTATAGACATATTCTTTCGAGAAGTACTGACCTATATATTCGCCTACTTCTCTTAACATCTCAAATTGTTCACGCATTATTTCAGTTTCTTTCAACTCACTGAAATAGTTGTCCTTGTTATAATCAAAGATGATATCCTGATACATCTCATCAAACTCCTCTTTACTCATGACTCCCTTTATGACCAATTGAGTCTTGAGTAGGTTGAGGAATAACTCAGAGAACTTAGTTCTTATTCTTTCGATGAACTTAAAGAACTTGACCTCATCTCTTGAAATTTCCGCTGCTCTTCCCATGTTGAAACCATTGTCGGCTTCGAGTCTGGAGATGGGAACATTCAATGAGCGATAAAGTCTCTTCTTGAAGTAATCAACATCTTCCATCTCTCCGAGGTTCTGTCCACCATCAAGGGTAGTAATTTCGGTGCCTCTACCACCCTCTCGTCTTGGCATCCAGTAATCTTCAAGCATGGACATGTGCTTACGATCATCTCGTATCTCACCTGTGCTTGCATCGTACACTAGTTTGTTGCGATATCTGTTCATGATATCACGCAGATATTGTTCTGCTTTGTTCTTGGGTAAGTTACCTACATCAACATAGAATACTCTTCTCTCAGGCGCTCTGGAGATTCTGTATATAATAACAGCGTCTTCGATCATTCGAAGTTGATTGAGTGGTTTGATTGCTTTGTGTAAGTAACCAAATACCCGCTTTCTGGTGGTGTCATAAAGACCAGAGTTGACATAGCAGATTGAGTCGGGCGCGATCCTCAATCCAGTATCAAACGTCTCTGTTGCATTATAGTTTGTTGGAGATTTATGAGACTTTTCGTTGTAAATGTAAAACTCTTCATAATTACCATATAAGTTGATAGGTTGAGCGTTGGAATCTTTAACTGCTTCCTTTTTGACCTGTCTAACTTTCCTGATTTTAGTAGGATCAATTGGTCTTAATTCTACAATGCCTTTTTTGGGAGAATTAGGATCTAGTATCATGTGATAATAAATTCTAGATTCAATGTACCACTTTCTTAAAATCTCATGTCCTCTGGATTTAAATTTTAAGAGTTTTAGTATAAATCCAAACTCTTCGATTACTCTTTTCTTAATCGTAGAAGAAAGATTCGTGTTATCCAAATTTAAAGTTATCGCTGTTTTTGTTTCATCAAAAACTAACGAATCGTTACAAATATCATCAATTGCCATCTCCACCTCTGGGTGAAGTGCCATATCTCTATACTTAAAAATTAAATCTATATCATTCTTGATGTAACTATCAAGATCTAAATATGTGCCGTAAAACCCCCCACCTTGAACCACGGAAGCACCATCATCTTGCTCGGGTGGAGCGAATGATACTACCTTTGATTCAACGGGGGGTGTTTTACCTATGCTATAACCAAAAATGTTAAATGGCATTAATTACTTCCAAATCATAATGCGTTTTCTGGATCCGTATTCTGTGTGGATCTAGTTACGGGAGTCTTGTCCCCTGCACTACCTTGTCCAGAACTCGCTAACCAATATTGATACTGCATCGTCACAGTAAATTCACCAATAGTGTCTGTGCTGTCGTTTGACAACTCAACAGAACTAATGTCCGTTGGGAAAGCACCAACCATTGAGTAGGTTTTAAGTGCGTTACCCTGTCTATTTAGGGAAGAAATTTTCCATTCACAGAACACATCAGTGTTGAAGCCAGATCCAGCACTTGTGAAGAATCCACCGCTTACATCGGGGACATTATCTTCATTGCCGTTAATCAACTGCTGCCATGCTTCAAACTTGTTTCTGAGTTCATAATCACCATCCATGAGAACACTGAGTGTCCATGTGTCAAAGGTACGATCGCCAGGAATCTTAATCTGTCTTCCTCTGTATGGGATCGCTATTGTTCCTAGTGTCGAAGGAGGAAGTGCTGCCGCCTTTACTAGAAATCTAGTTTTATTACTGGTGTTGGCACCAATCTTGCCTTCAACAATGAAGAGGTTAGTTCTTACACCACCTTGTGTCAAGGCTGATTGGAAATTTTTAATGTTCATCTAAAATTCTCCTGTTAGATTTAAGATTACCCCCCCGAAGGGGGGATCTATTTTATTTATTACCCGCCTACCTCTTCAAACGATACACCACTTGCGGTGGCAATAAAGTTGAGTTGAATGAAGTTGATTGAACGATTTGGTTTGATGAAGATGTCTGCGACAAATTCATTTCTATCAATGACACTGCCAGGGTTGTTGCTCTCGTCACATACAACCTTAAAGTCCTGAACACCCCTACGAGCCTGAACGTCTCGAAGGAAGGGAACAACTAGGTTTCTAAACTGCGATCGAGTGAACTCATCGTTGAACTCGAAGAGTTGGAACTTAGCGGCAGTAGCAATTGCCTTCTCAAGAATAATGAAGAGTCTTCTTACATTGATTCTATCGAATGCACTTGGCTTACTTTGCATTGTCTTGTCACCAAAGAGAATTGTTCCTTCGCCTGGGAAAGACACGACAGGGTTGATGTTCTTCTTGTAAAGTTCATCTCTGTGTGACTGTCTTGGGTTGAAGGCTAACTTGACAACACCTCGAATTTGTCCACGGTTGAACCCTGCGGGAGAGAACCAAGCCTCGTTCTCTACCTCTGTTCTTGCGAGGAGTCCAGCGATATCACCATTTAGAGGCACATATCTAAACACACCATTAAAGTTATCAAACATATACTTGAATCCACTATCAAGAACAGCGTAAGAAGAACTCTTGTTCAATTTAGTGTTTCTATATGCAAGTGCGTTATTGGTTGCGGTCGCCGCATCCTTATTCTTATAATCGGTGACGGGACCTGGAGAAACGAAAGCGATGCAGTCTTTTCTCTTGTCGCATAAGTCGATGATTAGACTTGAGATTGTCTCGTTGGCTGGACCACCTAGAATAAGAGACACATCTACTGTTTCGGAGTCTTCGAACTTGGAATATCCAGAAGTGAACAACGCAGTTTCTCCTTCAGAGGCGGTTTGACCACCACCACCTAAAGTTAAACCATAAGCGTTAGCACTGGTGAGCGATGCATCAGTTAAGATGTTTCCGAAAGTGTGATCTGCTTTCGGAGCGGTGGTTACGAAGGTGTCGTTCTCCACCCAAACGTACTGACTTTCTGCGTTGATAACATCCTTGAAGAAGTTATTCGCACCGCTGAACTCCTTAGCGTCAGTTGCTTTGGATAGTCCCTCGAAGGTTTCGAGGACACTTCCAGCGACACCAGTCCATGCACCAGTATGATCGACAATCGCAATGTTGACGACATCATTGACTCCGCCTGCTTTATCTACATCGTCGGTTGTAGGATCAAACGATGAAATCAGATTTCTGTACTGAGACTCAAAAGTTGCACCCTTGATAGTGTCAGTTCCGATCTCTGTAGTAGTGGGTGGGTTGATGGTGAATACAGTCGCTCCTGATGCGGATGTAGTGGCTGCAATTTCAACCTTCTGTCCCGTGGGAAGATTAATAATATCTCCCTTTTGAGCCATTACTGCTCCTCCACCGATTCCTCCAGAAGTTCCACTCATGCTGAGAGAACTACTGCCTGCGGGTAGAGTTTCACCGAGAGTGGTAGCGGTTCCGAGAGTAACGCCTAGACGACCTCCTGCTGCGGCTGAGCCGTCAAACCCATACACTGCTAATGCGTTTCCGAGTTCGCCTGGATACTTCCCAAAGAAGTTACCAGTTCTGGTTCCTGCCTCAAAGTCGTCCTCATTCTTAATGAGAGCAGCGTTTGATGCATTGTCGCAAGAGTTCTTTGCGTTGGTTCCCGCAGATCTTACTACTTGAAGATTG